TTTGGAGAATGTGGAAAAAGCCGATGAACCGCCGCCTGATCGATACCATCCTGGACACCTGTAATATCTGGCTGAACGGTCTAGTAGCGCGGGAATATCTGCTGGGTGCGCGCGCGGAATATCTGAAAGAGGAAAACAACCTGCTTGACCTGATGGCTGGCATTCTGCGGATTCATATCTTCGTTACGCCGCCGTCCCCGATGCAGGAATGTGATTTTACGCTGGAATACGACACCAACTATGTCGAATCCGCGTTGGCCGGTTAAGGAAGGGGGAAATCATAAATGGCACAGCAGCCTGCTGCATATATCAACTTGGAAATCTATGAGGACAGCATAAACCTCCTTGGTGTTGCAAAGGTCAAGCTTCCTGACATTGTTTATCCGGTTGTCAATATTGCCGGTTCCGGCCTGATGGGCAATATGGAAGTGCCGCTTTACGGCATGATTGACGCGATGAGCACAACCATTAACTGGCTTACGCCGCACTTTGATGCCGTCACGCTGATGTCCCCGAAAAAGCACCAGTTGGATATGCGTATCGCGGAAGAATACTGGGAAATCGAGGATGCGGAAGTCGGCCTTTGGGCGGACAAATATGTTATGATCGTGCGTCCGAAATCGACGTCGCTTGGAACCGTCGCGCCGATGGCCGCAGCGGATACCTCCGGTGAATATGCGGTCTACTATTTTGCTGCATATCGCAATGAGGAGCAGCTCTGGGAGATTGATAAACGCAACATGAAATGCGTTATCAAAGGCGTTGATTACATGGAGCCGGTACGAAAGGCGTTGGGCAAATAAGATGGACGAGCAGAAGATCATGGAAGTAGACAGCAGGAACGGTACATGCTGGTTCAGAAGGAATGTCTCATAATTTGAACGCCTGAACGTTTAATGTTTTTTTGAAGGAGAGTCACTATGCAGAACAATCAAACCACAGACACGAACAGTGTGGCAGAGAGCGCCGCCGAAGCCGAAAAGCTGGAGGCAATCGCAAAGAATGAACCGGATAATCTTGTTTATACGCACCAGTTCAAGAAACCCTTTACCTATCAGAACGTCACGTATGAACAGCTGACCTTCGATTGGAGCACACTGACCGGAAACGACTATATCGCAATTGAAACTGAGATGCTGCGGCGCAGGAAGACGTTAATCGTTCCCGAGTATACCAGCGAGTTTCTTTGCGCCATGGCTGCGCGCGCCTGCACGAACCGTAATGAGGAGGGCTTCCGTATCCTCAATACAGATGCCATGAAAGCTATGCCGATGAGGGATTTCCAGGCGATTTGCAGGACGGCGCAATATTTTTTACTTCGTGCGGAGTGAAAGCCGGGAAAGACGGGCTATGGCTCCAAAAGCAGTACTTAACTTTGGCAAAAAATAATTACACGGATGTATCCTTTTGGATTTCTCTACCGTTTTACCAGTTGAAGCGTTGGATACAGGCGAATAACGCCGTGATCCGCGAGGAAAAAGGGGGCGGAAATGGCAAGTAGAAAAGAATATGAGATGCTATTCGCCCTCAATGCCCGAATGAATGGCGGCTTCAGCAGCACTTTTTCCAAGGCGCAGGCGGAGTTTTCCCGGCTTGGAAAAGAAATCCAGAAACTCTCAAAGACACAGGGCGACATCAGCGCTTACCAGAAGCAGCAGGCAGCGGCGGAAAAAACGACGGCCAAGCTTGAAAGCCTGAAACGGCAGGAGCAGCTTTTACAGCAGGAGCTTACGGCGGCCAAAACTGTGCAGGCAAGCACGGATGCCGCCGCGAAATCTGCTGCGGATACGCTGGGCGCGGAAAGTGACGCTGCCAAAGAGCTTGCCCTGGAGGCACAGAAGGCAGCGCAGTCCGCGGCAAGCCTGGAACGCGAACACCAAAAGCTGCAAGACCGCATCAGCTCAACGGAAGGGACGCTCGAACGCCAGAACCAGCGGCTTACACAGACGGGTGAAGCGCTGAAGTCAGCCGGGGTCAATATGGGCAATCTCGGGCAGGAGAGCCAGCGGCTTGCGCATCAGATGGAGGGCCTGCGCGCCCAGCAGGAGGAAGTCGCAAACAGCGCGCAGACCTTCGGCGATAAAATGTCCGGGGCATTTGAAGCAGCGGGGGACGCCTTCGCGGCGGCAGGGTTCGCCACGGCTTTCGGCGTCCTGAAGGACGGAATTATGGAGGCCAGCTCCGTTGCGGCGGGCTTTGAGGCTTCCATGTCAAACGTTGCCGCGCTTTCGCAGGCGAACGCGTCCGAAATGGCGCAGCTGAACGCCACCGCGAAGGAATACGGAGCAAGTACACAGTACACAGCTAAGCAGGCTTCCGAAGCGATGGGCTACATGTCAATGGCTGGCTGGAACGCTGGGCAGATGATGGCCGGCCTCGGCGATACATTGTCTCTTTCCGCTGCCAGTGGCGAGGACCTTGCGACGACTGCCGATATTGTGACGGACGCGCTGACCGCCTTTGGGCTGACCGCTTCGGATGCCGGGCATTTTGCGGACGTTATGGCGGTTGCGGCTACGAAGGCAAACACCAACGTCGGCATGATGGGCGAGACATTTAAGTATGTTGCTCCGGTCGCTGGTTCTCTCCATTATTCGATTGACGATACGGCGCTTGCAATCGGCCTGATGGCAAACAGCAGCATCAAGGCGTCGCAGGCTGGTACCGCGCTCCGCTCTATTGTTACCCGGTTATCCACGGATGCTGGCGCGACCGAAAAAAGTCTTGGCGCGCTTGGTGTTTTAACGGAAAAGCTCGGCGTCGAGTTTTATAATTTCGATGGCAGCGCCCGCGATTTGAACAGCGTATTGATGGAAAGCCGCGAGGCATGGCAGGGACTCACCGACGCGGAACAGATCAGCTATGCAAAGACAATCGCCGGCCAGGAAGCGATGTCCGGGTGGGTTGCGATTATGAACGCGACCGATGCGGATGTCAATAAATTGTCCGAGTCCATCGAAAACGCGAACGGCGCGGCGGCTGAAATGGCCGCAATCAAGCTGGACAACCTGAGCGGCGATATCGCGCTTGCGGAGTCGGCATGGGAAGGCTTGCAAATCGCCATCGGTGAAAAAGTCAACCCAACGATGCGGCTGTTCTATCAGGAACAGGCGAAAGTGCTCGGCTGGATGGGCGAATTTGTTGACCGCAGCCCCGTGCTGGTGCAGACGGTTACCGCTGCCGGGGGCGCGTTCCTGGGGCTGGCAACAGCGATCACAACCGTTTCGGCTGCAACAAAAGCTCTGAAAGCGCTTGATATGATGACCATGTTTGCCGGACCGGCGGGGATGGTGCTCAAGGTTGGAACAGGGCTTGCGGCGGTTGCCGCCGCTGTAATCGGCATCAATGCCGCATACCACGAGCAGGTTCCGACCGTAAAGGAGCTGACCGAAGCGACGCGCGGACTGAATGACGCGATAGAAGCCGGTGCGGATTCGATGGCGGATCAAATGGCGGAGGTCGCGGCAACGGCGAATACGGCTGATCTGTACATTTCCAAGCTGGAACAGATGGGCGACGTTGGGAAGCTGGACGCTTCCGGCGCTGAAGAATATCACAATGTCCTGACGCTCTTAACGCAGACAGTTCCCGATCTTGCGGATAAGATTGATTTGGAAAACAATGCGATAGAGGGCGGAACCGCAGCGCTTCGGGAACAGGTTGACGCATGGCAGGAAAACGCGAAAGCACAGGCTATTACACCGAGGTCTATAAGCAGCAGGCCGCCGCGATGGTGGAGGCCGAAAAGCGCAAGGTCGAGCTGACAAGTGCAGAAATGCAGCTGGAGGCCGCAGAAAAGAAGCACAGCGACGCGACTGCGCGAATGAACCAGCTGTACGGTGAAGCGCAGGCGAAGGCTTCGGCGTATCGGGCGGAAACCGGCGATGTCGCGGACGTTACTTCTTACCTGACCGATGAGTATTACGCTTTGCAGGATTCCCTGGTTGCCTACAGCGATGAAATCCAGATCGCGAAGGATAACGTAAAAGTACACCAGCAGGCCGTTGAGGAAAACGCTGCTGCGCTGGAAGAATCCCAGACCGTAATCGAAGAAACCGAGCAGGCAGTCAAGAACCTGATGGGTGCATTGGATGACGATGCGGGAACGGAAGCGATCAGTACTGCGGGCGAAATGGACAATGTCCTGCAAAGCGTCAAAAAGTCGGTAAGCGATCTCGAGGAGAGCTACGGGAAAGCATATGCCGCTGCGCAGGAATCCATTGGTGGGCAATACGCGCTTTGGGAAGAAGCAGACGAGATTCAAGCCATTAGTATGTCCAGCCTGAACAATGCGCTCAATAGTCAAATAAGCTACTGGGAGCAATACGATCAGAACTTGGAAAATCTGATTGCGCGTTCCAGCGAGATTGAGGGTTTGCAGGAAGCCGTTGCGCATTTGGCGGACGGCAGCCCGGAGTCTGTCAACCTGGTTGCCGGGCTTGCGAACGCGACCGATGCCGAGCTTCAGCAGGCGGTCAAGAAAATCAACGAGCTGAAAGGCAAGCAGGACGATGCGGCGCAAGCCCAGGCGAGATTCCAGGAGGATTACGAGGGGAAGCTGAATGAAATCGTCGAATATACAGAGGAATCTGTTGAGCAGCTGAACCTTGACGCGGAAGCAAGAGCCGCCGCCGAGCGAACGTTAAACGCCTACGTCGAAGCTGCGAACGGAAAACTGAAAGACGTGCGGAACATTTACGCCCGCATTGCCGAGGCTGGCCGGTCAGCGATGAATTCCCTTCCGCTGCCGAGTGCCAACGGATACGCGTCAACTGCCGCCCTGCGTGGCTACGCTTCCGGCACCGATAACGCCCCGCCCGGCTGGGCATGGGTCGGCGAACAAGGGCCGGAGCTGATGAATCTGCATGGCGGCGAAACCATTCTGCCAGCAGATGTGTCCGCGATTATCGCGAAAGCGCCCGGATACGCGGAGGGTACGCCAAACGCTGCCGCGAGCTTGGCCGTGGCCAGTGAACGAGGGCCGGAGCTGTTACGGACGCAGGAGGTCATTGCGGCTCAAATGGCGGTCAGCAATACGGGCAACAGCACCGCGTTTCCTTCGTTTGCGGAACCGTCGCAGACGCTCTATGCGATTGATAATAGCAGCGGCAATAAAGAATCCGTTATCCTCAACCTTACCTATTCGCCCACGTATGAAATATCGGGTGTGAACAATTCCGCCGAGGTGGAAAGCCTCCTGCGCAGGCTGACAGTGGAACAGCGGGAGGAGCTTGCCGAGTTTATCTTGGACACGCTGGAGGATCACGAACGAAATATAGCAATGCAGAGGTTCCGATAATGAAAACATACACGACTGTGCAGGGCGATATGTGGGACAGCATCGCCTACAAGCAGATGGGCAGCACGGATTATACCGACCGCCTGATGCGGCTGAATCCCGCATACCGTCACTACTACACATTTCCGGCGGGCGTGGTTCTGACGCTTCCCGAACGGGTGTATAAGATAAGCGCAAGTCTCCCGCCGTGGAAGAAGGAGCGAACGAAATGAGCAATGAAAATTTAGCGCGGCGCACCCGCCCGATCATTGAATTTGCTGGCGTCAATATCACCGGTTCGATTCTTCCTTATTTGCTCTCCGTTACATACATCGACAACGAAGCGAACGAAGCGGACGACCTGACATTGAAGCTTCAGGACCGGGACAGCCTTTGGCTGGAAGATTGGCTGAATGAAGCCATCGAAGGCGCGGCGGCATCCAAGCTGAAAATAAAGGTTTCCTTCATCTGTGAGAACTGGACAGGCGGCGGGAAGGACATAACCCTGCCCTGCGGCTCGTTTGAGCTTTGTAATGTCAGCGCGGGCGGGCCGCCTGCTGTTATCAACATCAAGGGAACGTCCATGCCGTTCAGCGGACAGATGCGGACGATGAAGAAGAACAAGGCATGGGAATCGTATAAGCTTTCCGGCATTGCAAATGAATTGTCGAGTGCAAACGGTTTGGGCTGTATGTACGAAGCATCGGAAGACCCGTTTTATAAGCGGGTCGAACAGTCCGATATCAGCGACGTGGATTTTCTGATTGACTTATGCGAGGACGCGGGGATTTCGCTGAAATGCACGGATAATACCGTGGTGCTGTTCGACCAAAAGGACTACGAAGCCAAAGGCCCTGTGATGACCATCAAGCGCGGGAGCGGCGTCTATCTGAAATATCAGCTTTTGGCGGGCGCGGCGGATTCGCAGTATTCTTCCTGCCGGGTCAGCTATGCGGACCCCAGAACCGGGGCCTGCATTGAAGGAATTGCTAAAACTGACGATTACAATGCGGAGGATAAGACCAACCAGCAGTTGGAAGTCCATGCGAAGGTCGAGAACGCCGGGGAAGCGAAAAAACTGGCGGAAAAACATTTGCGCCTGCACAATAAGATGAACCGCACAGCGTCCTTTACGCTTCCCGGCAACCCGAATCTGGTTGCCGGTGTCAATGTGCAGTTGGAGAACTGGGGCGGCTGGAACGGCAAATACATGATCAAAAAAGCGACTCATGCGATTAGCCCGACTGCCGGATATACGACTAAAATCGAACTGCGCCGGGTACTTTCGGGGTACTAAAATGAATGTGGAAAAAATTTTATCGCGGCTTGTCCGCGTCGGCGTTGTTACCGCCGTAAACAATGAAAAATACATTGCACGGGTGATGTTTAAGGACACCAAGATACCCTCCGATTGGATGATTGTATTGGATAACCGCCCCTATATTCCGGATTATGATGTGTTACAGCGCACAGAGTATCAGGGGGGCGGCAGTGGATACGCGGAGTTCATGAACCATATGCATCCGCTGAAGATTAAGCAATGGATGCCCAAGGTCGGCCAGCCGGTTTTAGTCCTCTATGTACCGGTGGAAAAAGGGGAAAAGATGGACGGCTATATTTTGGGAGGGATGCAGTAATGGCGGTTGTTGGCTGTCTGGGGGATATCATTTTTCAAGTCTCAGATCAGGTTGCCGAAACGATCCATAATATGCAGTGGTCAGGCTCTGTACGTTTTGCAACGCACCAGAGACACTTGCAAAATGCACTGACGGAGTTCTGTGGTGTTGATCCAGATAAGATGTCCTTTGACATTGACCTGATGGAAGAACTTGGCGCTGATCCGATGGTGGAGCTGGTAAAGATTTTTACCTATGAAAGGGCTGGGGAGGCGCTTCCTCTGGTGATCGGCGAGAAACCGTATGGGAAATATCGCTGGACAATTCTGAATCACCAGATGAAAGCGAAACACCATGATTACAAAGGGAATGTCAGCTGCGTTACGGTATCTATCAATTTGCAGGAATATCTGGAAAGGTGAGGTTATGACGTATCAAGTAAACGCGGTAGATTTGAAAAAGCTGCGGCTCTTGGAAGATGAAACGGTAGCTTCCGTCCTGCAAAACATTGCGATCATCCTGAAGACGCCAAAGGGTAGCGTGCCGATGTATCGGTAGTTTGGGCTTTCGCAGGACTTTCTCGACAAGCCGATGCCAGCCGCAAAAACTAGGATGATATCCGCGCTGAAGGAGGCCATCGAACGCTGGGAGCCGCGCGCGGAATTTGTTGACGTAACTTTTGAGGGGAACGCATCCAACCCCGGAGAATTAGACCCGACAGTGGAGGTGAGGATCATTGGAGAATAGGAACCCGGATTATCAGTTTATCAGCACAGACCCGGAAGAACTGGAAAGACAGCTGATTGCAAAATTTGAGGAGATCACCGGACGGACGGTGCATCCTGCGGATTTGGAAAAGCTTTATATCCAGTGGGTAAAGTCAGTGATTTTACATGAGCGCGTGCTGAACAATTATACCGGCAATCAGAACATCCCCAGCCGTGCCGAGGGCGAAAACCTTGACGCGCTGGCGGAGCTTGTATTTGCGCAGACCCGCCCGGATGCCGAACCGGCCTATTGTACCGTGCGCTTCTACATTTCCGAGCCGCAGCAGACGGCGATCCTGATTCCGGCGGGGACGCGTGTTTCAGACGAGAGCGGCACTCTTGCTTGGGAGACAATGGAAGATCATGTGGTGGATATTGGGGAAACGTATGTGGATATCCGTATGCGCTGCCAGACGCCGGGGCTTGCCGGGAATGATTACGCAATCGGCCAGATCAGCCGCCTGGTTGACTTGTACGATTACTATGATCACTGCGAAAATATCACGGTGAGCGGCGGCGGCTCCGACCGGCTGACAGACGATGCGTTCTATGAACTGCTGCGCGCCAGTATGGACGGCTACAGCACAGCAGGCGGCATCGGGAATTACATCTACCATGCGAAACGCACGTCTTCCGAAATTGCCGACGTGGTACCCAATTCCCCTACACCCGGCGTAGTATATATCTACGTCCTGATGAATGACGGGACACCAGCAAATGAGGAAATGAAAACCTCGGTTTATAACGCCTGTAACGCGGATAATGTGCGTCCGTTCACCGATTTTGTGCATATGGGCGACCCGGAAATCGTGCCGTACAATATTGATTTTACATATTGGGTACACGACACGAAAACCGAAAGCTCGGCGGTGATTAAGGCAAGGATTGACGCGGCGGTACAGCAGTTTGTTTCGTGGCAGAGCAGCAGGCTCGGACGTGATATCAACCCCTCTTACCTGATCCGGCTCTTGATGGGCACCGGCATTAAGCGTGTAGAGATACGCGAACCGCTTTTTACCTCACTGAAGGACGGCGGGCTTGAACTGGGCAAAGAATACGAATACATCGCGACTGTCCCGCAGCTTGCGAAGCTGGGCACGATTACGGTGGTAAACGGAGGGTACGAGGATGAATAGCATCCATGCAATCACGGCGGAAAATCTGCTGAACGCCCTGCCGGTTGCTTTGCAGCCGGATCAGAATGTGCAGGCGCTGGCCGCTTCCGCGGCGGAGGTTCTGGCCGTTCGTCCGGAGGAAATTGACCGGCTGCTGATTTACCCTGCGATTGACCGGTTGGACGAAGAACTGCTGGACATCCTTGCCTATGATTTCAAGGTGGATTGGTGGGACGCGGAATATTCCCTTGAGGAAAAGCGTCAGACGCTGAAGGACAGTTGGGCGGTGCACCGGATGCTGGGGACTAAGGCGGCAATCGAAACCGCAATCCGCGCGATTTATCCATTGACCGAGGTGGAAGAATGGTTCACATATGGTGGAGACCCGTATCATTTTCGGCTGCACATCAACATCACCGGCGATTCCGGGAATAAGACCCGACAAAAGCGCGTGCTGGAACGGCTGAACTACTATAAAAATCTGCGGTCACACAATGACGGGGTGTATTATTTCCTGCGACCCGAAAAAGCCTGGGCGCTTGCAGGTGGCTGGTACGCCGGAAGCATGGAGCACGACCGGACGAGCGTTTCCGTCCCGCCGCTGCTGAAGCCGGGCGGGAGTGGTACTGCGCAGGCGGGCGGTGGTGTGGGCATTCAGAAAGCCCGTGCCGAGACGGCGGTAGAGATACCCCTGCTTTGTCGTCCAAGCGGAGCAGGGGCAGCGGAGGCCAGCGGGACAGTGGTAAGCTATCACCAGCACATCCATTTACCTGTGGGCGCTCCACGATTGACGCGGCCACAGGGGACTGCGACCCGGCTGGCTGCTGCCGGAGCTTACGGGAGCTTTGCGCGTCAATCGGTTTCCCTAGATGCCGGGAGGGCACGCCCGCCGGAAGGACGTGTGCGGCCGCGGGCGATGGTAGGGGCATACCACGTCTATCAGCGCATTGAAGTTTATGTCAACCCGCCATGAAAAGGAGGTCAATGATTTATGGCACACTGGAAGGATACGGCAGTCACCGACGACGGCGTGGAAATGCTGAACGAATGGATGGCAGGCCGGAAAATCTCAATCACGGACGCATACGGCGGTACCGGCACGGTCGATGTTGAAAAGCTTGCGGAGCAGCACGGGCTTGTCGATACGAAGCAGCGCCTGAGCCTGATGGGCGAGGAGAACCGCCCGGACGGCAAGACCGTTCAGGTGCAGGTGTCTAACGCATCGGTTACGGAGGAGTACGAGCTGAACCAGGTGGGCGTGTACGCCGCGCTGGATATCGACCGCGACCCGGACGCACCGCGCCGCCTGCTGTTCATCATGCAGGATGAGAAAGGCGTGATTATCCCGTCCGCCGCAGAGGCCAGCTATATGCTGGAGCTTTACTGCGCCATTGGAATTACAAACAACGGACGGTTCGAGGTCACTGTGGACGCCGCAGGCATCGTTACGGTCGGGCATATGCGCGAATCCATACGGGCCGCGCTGGAAGCACACAACACGGATCCGGACGCACACGGCGGACTGCGGGCAGGGCTGGACGAATTGGTCCAGTCTATTTTCATGGGGACGGTTTACACCCCGATGCTTGCATCGTCCGGGGCGGAGCTTGCCACGCAGGACGGCACGGCGCTGCTGGCGCAAAAGCCGGTATCCAACAATGCACGCGATGACCGGCGGCGCATGACCTGCCTTGGACTGTGATATAAAAGCAACAGGAGGAAAATCATGAGCATTAAAACGAATGAGTTACAGCAAGTAACGGTGATGGAGGACAGCGACCGCCTGCTTGCGGATACCGCAAATTTTGGTACGGCGGCGCTGACGTTCGGCAAATTGCTGGCGCAGACAAAGGAACGCCTGACCGGCACAATCCAGTCTGAGGCACGGGAGCAGCAGCGGTTGATGGACAGCTTCGAGTCCGGGACGGTATCGATTGTAAACAATCAGCCGTACCCGTTCTGCTCTGGTATGGCAACCGTGGCGCTGGCGATTCCGCGTAAGAATCTGAATTATGTGATCGACGTGGAAATCGAATCGGCGGCAGGGAATGTTCAGCGTGTCGAGGTTTACGACAAGGCGCTGAACGGGTTCAAAATTCGTTACGATGGCTCCGCGTCAAGCGCGGCTATCAAATATTTCGTTACAGGAGGAATGCAGTAATGAACATCATCAGCAAGAACGACGGGGCGAAGGTCGCCTATACGGTCAGGGATAATAGGATCGCCTTTGACGATCAGCTCACGATCAATCTGGAGCGCTATGAACGGGATGACGCGGTACATATCGATATTTGCCAGGACAAGTACGGCGGGCTGGTTGCAGGCATGATTCCGGGCGTCGCCGAGCGGTACGTGGCACAGATTGATATCCCGGCGCGCTCGTATCATTTTGAGCCGGACGGCGAGGATGCCGAGGGCCGCCCGAAACAGAAAAAGGTCGCCCAGCCGCTGGATATGGAGCGGGTCACGCTGACGCTGTGGGGCATGGAGGGTTAAGTGATGAATCAGTTCGATACAATGCGGCTCGCGGTGGAATCCGCCAACCCGAATAATACGGTGCTGCTGGACGATGTGGGAATGCCGTCGGTGATGGTGCGGATTCCGAAATTCAAGATTTCCGATGTAATCGAAGGTGGGTCGGACGCGACCTTCCCCGCGTTTATCGTGAACGGGCAGGAGGTACCGGAGATTTTCATTTCCAAGTATCAGAATGTGGTGCATGGGGAGCGCGCGTACAGCCTGCCGTTCCGCGATCCCGCAGTCGGAATGAACGCCGATCAGGCGCGCGCGTACTGCCGGAACAAGGGGCGCGGCTGGCACCTGATGAGCAATGCGGAGTGGATGGCGATTGCCTACTGGTGCAAGAAGCACGGCTCCATGCCGCACGGCAACACGAATCGGGGCCAGGAGGACAGTGCGAAACACGAAAAGGGCGTAGCATCCATGACCTATGAAGAGTCGGGACAGACGGTCGTGGGGCGTGTCTATACCGGCTCAGGCCCGGTGTCGTGGGCGCATGACAACAGCCCTGCGGGGATTTACGACCTGTGCGGGAACGTATGGGAATGGGTGTCCGGCTTCCGGCTGAAGAATGGCGAAATCCAGATTATCCCGGATAACGACTCGGCGACATCGCCCGATGAAAGCGTTACCAGCGGGCAGTGGCGGTCGATTATGCCTGACGGCAGTTTGGTGATCCCCGGCCCGTTCGGCGCGCTGAAATACGACAGCAAGGTCGTCGGCGATGATAAGACTGAGGATCATTATATTGGGGGACAGTTTGAGCTCAGTGATACCCGGACGAACCCGCAGTTTACGGGCGGGGACACAGAAGCATATTATGCTCATCAAAACCAGTCCTTTGAGTCGGTCACTGCAAAGGCTGGGATGAACGTCCCGGAAATTGCGAAGGTACTGGGATTCTTCCCGGCAGACGCGAAAGATGGCGGACACTTTCATGATCATTTCTGGCTTAGGAACTACGGTGAACGGCTTCCTTTGCGCGGCGGCAATTGGTGGGACTGCGGGGGTGCTGGCTTGTTCGCGCTTTCCTTGTATGACGCGCGCGCCCTCCTTTCGTGGGGAGTTGGTTTCCGCGCCGCTTTTGTAAATC